CATCTCTTCGATCATGTGACCATACATGAACTTGATGTAGTTATGTGGCTTAAGTTTCTCTTTGCTGTACTTGTTGCTCGAATACCACAACTCACGATCAGGCTTACCAATCGCACTGAGTCGTAGGTTGCCGCCTTGGTATCCTTGAGAAGGCTTGAATTCTTTCTTCATCAAGTCCTTCATAGCTTCACCGAAGCGTTCGATCTCGGCATCAACATCTACGTCCTTAGGAGTATTACGGTTCTCCATAAGGTTATAAATATCATCTACCAGTGTATAAATAGATTTAGTCATTATTAATTCCTGTGTAAAACATTAGTATAACATACTATTGTTTACATATCAATGTGTATCTGCCCAAGACAGACCAATTTTGTACTCTCCGTCAAGAGGGCAACGCATATCGAATGCAATACCTGCGGCTTTGATAGATTCTACCATCAAGTAACCTGCATTCTGAGCGTCTTTCTCAGCCACTTCCATCTGTACTTCGTCGTGGATGTTACCAACCATCCGATAATCTAGCTTCCATTGCTTGGCGTAGTCCTCAAAGATCACCAGAGCTTTCTTCATCACCACAGCACCTGCGGCTTGCAGTAGAGTGTTCAAAGCTGCGTGTTCAGATCTTATCCAAAGACGTCGTCCATCAAGCCCGCGTAAGTAGCCTCTGACTGCTGCGGTTGAGACTCGTTCTCTAAGCTCTGCAAGAGCCGGAGTATTTTCGAGGAACTTATCCTTAAGTCGTTTTCCAACTGTAGAGCTGCCTCCCACAATTGAACCGATTTTTGCATCTCCTGCTCCGTACAAGAAGGCGTAAATGAATGTTTTTGCTTCATCTCGTGTAGCGAGTCCTGCAGCACTTTGATTCGCAGAATGAATATCTCCGTTGAGGATTTCATTAGTGTACTCCTGATCGCCCATGTAGTGAGCGAGCATTCTAAGTTCAAGACCAGAGGCATCAACACCTACCAGTCTGTAGCCCTCAGGCACTGTCCAACAGCTTCTGCACTCTTTGCCATACTCAGAGTACACTGCGGGCACCTGTGCCATATTAGGGCTACTGTGTGTCATTCTACCAGTTACAGCACCGATTGCATTCACTTGACCGTGAACACGACCATCAGGTTGCACTGCATCGACCCAAGATTGCACTTGGGAGATACGTTTCTGAACTAGCAAGTATTCAGCTATTAATTTAGCCTCAGCAATATCGTCAACAGTCGAAAGAACATTTTCGTCTACTACCGCTTGTCCGTTGTCTGTGAACTTGTTTGGCTTCCAACCAAAGTGTTGTAGGTATCTTCCGATTTGTCGCCGACTGCCCAGATTGAATTCAGGAAAATCAATACGGCTAAAGCTACCGCCGACAGATACCCAAGCATCGCCCAAGAACTTGAGACCGACTGCGGATAAGGAGCCGTCTTTTTTATACTTGGGATCAACTTGTTTAATAAAGGTCGGAAGGGGTCTAAAAGTGTGTAATACAGTTTCTTCAAGATCATTTTTCTTCTCTTGTAATGTTGCTAAAAGATCGAATGCTCGTCTCTGATCGAGGAGCCATCCATTTGATATTTGTTTAACAATGCTTGCTTGTACTTTATGCTCAAGCTCAATGCTTTCAGTTCCAAACTGGTCAAGCTTGCCCATGAGTAGTTCGTAAAGTCGTTCAGTGACCCTACAATCTTGCTGACAATACTCCACCATTTCAGGCGTAAGTGCAGACCAATCATTATAATCTCCTTTGGGGAACTTGAGTCGCTCTCCCCACTTACCTAGTGAATGACCACCCTCAAGACTTGGGTTATACAAACGACTCATAACCAAAGTGTCAGTGATCTTTACGTTGTCAAAGGAGACGCCTAAGAGACGCTCAATGACTGGTACATCGTATGACATGATGTTGTGACCGATAACCTCTGTTACGCCCTCTAACAAGCTTTCAACGTCAGCCTTGCTTGGCATCTCCAGTGTTATCTCTTGACCTTCCTTGATAGCACAAATTACCCAAACGATGCTTGGATTTAAACCATCAGTTTCAATGTCAAAAATCAACTTCATTGCCGAATCTACCTTCTCCGTCTTCTTTCATGTGGCGTAGTTTGTGACAGTTTGGACAGAGCAAAACACAATGCTCTACTAACTCATCTCTAATACGTTCCCACTTCCATTCTAACACGTCTGAGAACTTTGGTCTACCCGTTTTCCATCTAGGTTCAACGTGGTGAAACTCTAAGATCTCCCAGTGATCACTATAACCACAGTCTTGACATCTATCCCCAAACAAAGCCTTAGCTCCGTTACGTTTGAGGTTCTTCATTTTCAATCGATGTTTCTTCTCAGAATTCGTCCTCGGCTTCTGCGGCATGATGTTCTGGTGCCTCTCCACGTTCTAAGCGTCCAGTCTGACTGTTATAGTACAACCAACCTGCCATACCAGTCATACCAGTGCGTCGGCATTTAACCACCTGTACCATCGTACTGTTACGTGCGTAGTCATCGTCTGACATCTTATCTCGTGACAACAAGATGGTGTTGAATGCGATCTGGTTGATTGATCCAGAACCTTTCAAGTCATACTCGTTGACGTTGTGAGGATTAGACAGTGATGGCTTACGCATATGACTGACCACGATGATGGAAGCGTTAGTCTCTTTGGATAGCTTCAACAGACGATCCATGAAGTCATCAATGGTCTCGTTTGTGTTACTAGTGACTGCTGCCTGTAGCGGATCGATCACGAGGATCTCACAGCCGCTTCCCTTGATCATTGCACGTAGTTTGATGAACAACTCGTCGCTGTCTACTGCCCCTGCATGATCCAATAAGAGAATCCGACCATCAGTGATAATATCAGTATGGAGTTGGTCATAATTAATATTGCTACGATCTTCAAGAGAGAGATTGTGTCCCGTATGGATCGTAAGTAAGTTTTCGACAGCTTCACCTTTCGATGCCTCCAAGAATGCACAACCAATACGCTTACCAGTATTCTTCCAGAAGTGATAAACGATCTCATTGACCATTGTAGTCTTACCGATGGATGTGAGAGCACCCAAGACAGTAATTTCCCCTGCCGCTATACCACCGTTCATCATGTGATTTAGCGCACCGAATGATTCAGGGAAAGGAATGATCTCCTCAGTACCACGCTTGACAAAGTCTTCCCAAGCATCCTCAAGTGTCACAATGCCAGTCATGCGATAGGTCTTAGCTTCCCACCACTCACTGGTAAAGTCACGTACCTTGTTGTTTACAAGATAGTCTGAAGCATCTTTGAATGCTCCTAACGAGACGATGCGAGCCTTGTTCGGCGATAGTATCTGGGCGCACTTCTCAGCCGCTTCTCGACCTGCCGAATCATTGTCGAAACAAATGACAACGTTTTCAAAGCCCTCCAACCATTCAAGGTTAGCTTTAAAGTCTTTGACTGCCCCCGCTGCGCCTTTCGATACGCTGACGACAGGGTACTTTGAACCCAACATTTCAAATGCTGCAAGTGCATCTAACTCTCCTTCTGTTACCGTTACAAAACGACCTTCATTCTTAAACAACTGCTGACCAAACAACGTATTGTGTTTCATGTCACCGCTAGTGCTGAATCGTTTGTCGGCGATTGTGCGCACCTTGGTGCCGATGAAATGGTTATGGCTGTCATAGTATGGGTAATGCTGACGAATCGGTTCACGGCTGTTAGGTGCGTTCTCAACAGTCACTCCGTACTTCTTCACCGTGTCCAGTGAGATGCGACGATCAGTGATTGCCATAGGCGTACCAAACATTTCTGCCGGACGATTGTAGCTGACTACCGTTGCTGTATTTTCCACGTTATCTACCTCTTTGACGTAGGTGGTACAACTGAAACAGTAACCATGCCCATCATCATAGACCGCCAGAGCATCCGACGATCCACAATGTGGGCACGATTGGTGCCCGATGAACTCTGCCTCAGAATTCTTCGTCATTAACATCGTTCTCACCCTTCTCAATCACACGGATTGCTTGCAGGTAAGGTGATGAGCCATGTACAGGGTGTGGCTTACCTACTGCGTACTTTACACGCACAGTATCGCCCCAACGTACCGAAGATTTCGATAGTGTTTCACCATCTACATCGACAACAGTGATGTCATCGTATTTTGTAGTGAACTTACGTTGTGGTTGATTCTTATAGGTCTTAACCTTGATTCCTTCAGCTTGAAGCTTGTCAGCTTCTTCGTCTTCGAGAGTCAAAACCACTGAGTACTTGCCAGTAGACTGACCATTGAACACCTCGTGCTCAGTCAGGTTGGCGAATGCTACTTTACCAGTAATTACAGACATTATTACTTATCCTCTGTTTTTGCGTTAGTGTTGGTTAGGTTCTGGGTGCTACCACGTCCGAACAACTGTGTTGCTTGGTCTACAGTGCCAGTGAATGACATTGAGAATGTAGCCTGACCTTTGGTGTCAGAATCCATACGAGAGCTACCATCGCCCATGAATGAATTGTTACCACGTACTGAGCTATCATCGACAGCCATAACAGGTGCTGCTGCTACCAATGCAGCGATTAAAAGTACTTTCTTCATAATTAAGACTCCTTAGCCTTTAGTTAAAACACGCTCACGTTCGCAAGCATCATTACTGAGTATATCACGATGTCGTTTCAATGTAAACTGTATCGCATACTCCATTGCCTCCCGTACTTCATCGGAGACTTTACAGTGAGACGGAACAATCGCCTCATAGTATTCTTTCACTTCGTCACTTGGATTCATTCGGACAAGTCCTTGACCATATCGAAGGCGACCTCAAGTGAAGGGTAGACAATCTTGAACTCTTTGTAGTCACCTTCTTCACCTAATCGACCCCAGAAAGACAAGACACAACCATTTTGTGCGAATGAAATTGTTACCTCATCAACACCAATGTAATCTAATGAATCATGGGTGTCATCTATGGAATATAATTCAGTCATCTTTGTTTATCCTCTAAAATAACTACTTAACGAACAACTAAAGTAATACAGTATCATATTTCTTCGTCAAAGTCAATACCTACGTCGTGCTTATAGGTG